ATCAGAATGGAGTAAATCGATTCCCTTTAAAGAACAAAAAAGCATCATCAAGCGAATGTTTCTTTTTGCCAAGCCATCTTTTTCGGCCAACAACTCTCCTTCCAAACTCCAATACTGCTCTACGGTCCTGCAAGGATCCTTTTCTGTACCTTCTCCTCGTAGCGATTCTGTTATTATTACTGTTATTAATTTTGCTGAATCTGTGCCCCTTGGTCGTGACACCCTCTCACCTCCCAGTCTCAACTACAGACAATACCTTATACGAATCATGCCTATAACATTCTTTGAAATCCCTTATTGCTTCTGATTCTGAACGGGCATTGAAGCAGTAACATTTGACCTTGTTTGTAGTCAAGTTTATAAAAGTAACTACATATTCTTTGTACATTTAAGTTGCCTCCTTAGTTTTTATAGTGCGGGTTACATTGCTTCTTTTATTGGAATTATCTGAGAAGATACGGCTAATATCTGGCTAACTATTCCTTTTAGTTTTGCATTTTCTGCCTGTAACTCCTCCAGTTCTCTTTCCATCCTTCTACGTTCCAAAGGTGAAAATCTTTCGAGTTTAATTCCTTCGAGTTCTGCAATATGTTGCTCTGAAAATCTTGGAGCCGGTATTCCCTTACAAGGTGTCAAGACGCCTTCTTTTCTCCAATTGTCTATTGTAGCCTCGTTTACTTGCCAACGTTCAGCAAGGTCTTTGCGTGTCAGTAGTTGTGCCATATGTGCCTCCTACATAACACTTTGATATTTTATGAGCATGTCCCTGATAATTGCGGTATAAATTTCCTTTAGCTTTTTATCCTGCTCAATTACATCAATATTTCCAGCTTCTTTTACGGTGTTCTTTTTAGCTCCGGCTTTTTCTAAGCGCATCTTCAAATTTTTAAGCCTTACTTTCAAATCACACCCTGCACGTGATTCTAATTCTTTGTAGGTATTAACTCTTACTTTCTGATATCTTAAATCGCCGAATTCTTCGATGATAATTTCAGACTGTGCTAATTTGTTGATTGATTCATTTACCCATTTGCGCCAATTCTGTGTATCAACAATAACCGCATCCTGAATATTCTTTATTTTGTCATTCGTTTGTTCAATAGCCTTGCCCTGCTCTTCGATTTTAAGTTTTACATTTTTCATTTCCTGCAAACTCGCAATCATTATGTCTTCTATGCTAGTAGGCACAATTGGAAGCTGTTCCATTTCGTTAAATCGCTTCACGTATTTTGCTGTGAAGATAACTCCCCTTTCACCTGTAAACTTATTTGCTATGAATTCACAGCCCATTTTAGTGAATAAGAAACATCTACTCTTTCTATTGTTGGCTGTTGTATAGGTGCTTTCAATAAAATAATCAGTTGAACGGATTTTTCCTTGCAATAGTATTTCATTGAAACTATCAACTTTCGCAAGTAAATCATGGTGTCTCATTTCTACCATTTCTGCTATGTCTCTACTGTCTATTGTTTGGCTTGTTACTGATGGTACGTTCATTTATAAAATCCTCCTTGGTTTATTTTTACAAATTTTTACTTTTGTGCTATAATTTCCTTGAAAGGGGGTGTTAAATATGGCATGGAGCGCTACAATCTTATTAAGCACGGGCAACTACATAACTGTAGATGATTTAGTATCTGTTGATAGAAAGAAGCTTTCAGATGGTTCAACTATCAAAATTACAGACTTTGAATCTTTTCAGCTACCCAAAGGACAGATGTCTTTTATTGGAGAAAAAGACATAGTTGCCATTCATTCCAATGAGATTAAATATGTTCAGTTGTCTCAAGACTAAATTATTTCAATCTCTAAAAGGGTGCAGTCACAACTGTACTCTTTTTCGATTTTTTGTACGAGCTTAATGATTTCTTCTATTTCGCAATTTTCTGCTACCTTTGTTTTAATTTTAAGTTCCACTTCCTCACCTCCTTAGTTTTTGACGTTTACACCTCGCTACAAAAATTGTATAATTTTGGTGGAGGTGATTTTATGGATTATAAATTTTCCGAAATCATACTTAATAAAAACGAAATCATTTTAATAAAAAAGTTAAAAAAGCAATATTTGCATATTGAAGATGATTCTGTTATACAAACTCTTTCAAAGTACCAATTAATTCAAAAAGTTTATGATGGTATTGACCATGACTTTAACTTAATATTTAATGGTGACTTTGAAATTACTGACTTTGGCAAGAGATACTTAATCTATTTAGAGAGAATCAATAAAAATTCATTTTGGGAATGGGTTCGTTATATAATTACAACCCTAATTGCCGTATCTGCTCTCTTCATAAGCCTTTTGAAAGCTTAATTATTGAAACTAACAACGCCAACAACGATATATATAATGGGACATTGGGATATCTTTCATAAAAATGCAAGTATTCTTTTTCCCATTTTCTTTGGTCTTTTGTTTTTTTCACTTCCTCACCTCCTTTTTAGTTATGTATGAACTTGTCCATTTAGTTTTTATAGTGTTGATTTTGTTGCATTTTTGGGACGTTGTTGGTAAAAAAAATACCAATAGGGTCATCAAGCTTTAATATTTTCGTTATCTTTGCAGCCTCTTCAATGTTCATTATATTCCTACCGTTTAACTTAGCGTTTAAGTTCTGTACAGAAATGCCCAGTACTTTAGCTAAATCTTTTTGCGTTACTCCTAATTCAACCATTTTGGCTTTAATTTTTCTATCATTCAATTCGCAGTCTCCTTTCGTTGCATATTTGGGATATTTTTATATTACTCCTTTTTCTCTTTTTTGTCAACCCATAAATGCAACATTTTTTTAATTTTCTTAAAATTATTGTTGCATACTTGAAAAAATACGCTATAATAATATTATAGATTAATTTATCAGGAGAGAAAAAAGATGGGCGATATGCAAGATATAATTGATAGAATAAAAAATAGAAGATTAGAATTAGACATGTCATATCAAGATTTATCTGATAAAACAGGCATAAGCAAATCGACTTTACAGAGATACGAGACAGGGTTTATAAAAAATTTAGGAATAGATAAGCTTGAAATACTTGCACAGGCGCTTGGGGTATCTCCGGGATACTTAATGGGGTGGGACACTGAAATTCACACTATAGCAGCACACCACGACGGAGAAGAATGGACAGAAGAAGAACTTGAAGATATAGAAAATTTTAAAAAATACGTCTTAAGCAAAAGGAATAAGAAATAACTTCTCGGGGGAGGACAAACTATGACAGCATATGAAGAGCTGTTACAGGAAGCAGAAGATAATGGCATTGAAGTGATAGAATTTACATTCCGCGGTGCCAATAAAGGAATGTATGCCGACAGTACTATTGCAATAAGAAAAGATATAGAAACCACTACCGAAAAGAAATGCATTTTGTGCGAAGAGCTGGAACACTCCTATACAACAGTTGGCAACATTATAGACTTGGAACCTGTCCAAAATCGCAAGCAAGAGCAATTAGCGAGGAATCGCTCATACGAAAGATTAATTCCTCTGAAATCGATTATAAAGGCTTCCGTAGAATGCTGCACAAACTTGCATGAATTAGCCGAGAGCTTAGATGTGACTGAAACACTCCTGAAAGAAGCATTGAATTATTATCAGTCAAAATACGGTCTTTTTAAAGAAGTAGACAACTATTGTATTTACTTCTCACCATTGACTGTTTGTAAATATGAATATAAAAAATAGCACTCGATACTACCAATACCGAATGCTATCAAGATACATCTTGCCACAAAGGGCTAAATGCGCTCAAATCACTTATATTATAGCATTTAATCCTTTGATGGCGCAAGGATTATTTTTTATACCCAAAATTAAAGGAGGTAATCAATGGACTACAATGTAACCTACAGAAAAAAAGATAAAGGACTACAATGCATAATAAGCTATAAAGATAGTCTTGGTAAATGGATGCAAAAGTCCAAACAAGGGTTTAAGACTCAGAAAGAGTCTAAAGAGTGGATTGATAATGTTGTTAGTGAGCTTGAAAAAACAATAAAATATGTAAATCCTGATATGAAAGATACCACTCTTGACGAATTATTTCAGACGTTTATAAAACACGCTAAATTATATAAAGGAATCGGGACGATGAAAACCTATGATACGGCATATATAAGCTTTAAACCGTTAAAAGATAAGAAGGTTGCTAAAATTGAAACCTCAGATATTCAAGAATGCATTGACGGTATGATAAGGTCCGGACTTGCATATAGTACAATGAAAACTTATATTGCTAAAATAAAAGTAGTTTTTAAATATGCTATTTCTCCATTGAAAATTATTAAAGAGGACCCGTTTGTAGATGTTGTAATGCCCCCTAAGCCTAAAGACGATATAAAAATAAAAGCACTTACCGAATCAGAATTAAACAATTTGTTAAGCAAAATACCTAATAAGCGATATTATATCATTTCTTTAATAGCCGCTACTTGCGGATTAAGAATAGGTGAAATATTAGGGCTCACATGGTCTGATATCGATGAGAAAGAATCCATTATGAATGTTAACAAGCAATGGAATCTAGTACAGGAAAAACCTAAGATATTCGGCTTCAGCTCTGTTAAGAGTAAAAACTCAAACAGAAAAATTCCTGTTCCTCCTAAAACTTTGGAGGCATTGATAAAATACAAAAAAGATAATCCTATAGATATAAGCGGCAGAGTTATAGCTTATAAAAGGACAGATTCCATATGTGTAGGTTTAATTTATGCATATAACAAAGCGGGATACAGCATTTCGGTACACGATTTACGACACACCTATGCCTCCCGGCTTGTTGCAAATGGCGTTGATTTTAAAACTGTAGCCGAACTCATGGGCGATACCGTTCAAGTTGTTATAGATACATACTCTCACTTTACATCCGATATGCTTACCAAAGCTCAACAAGCAATAAATTCTATCTTTTAATTTTTTTACAAAAAATTTTTGACGAATTTGTTGTCTATCGGTCTATCAACCCCCGAATTTACGCCATTATTAAGCATTTTTTAGAATCCCAAAGCAATTATAAAAAGCATGAACGTAAATAGTAAAAACACCGCTCAATAGCTGTAACAAGCTATTGAGCGGTTATACTATGCAGATAATCTAATAAATATTATTACATGAACAACGAGTTCAAATCCTGCTGCACAAATCTCATATTGTTATCCTTGTCTTTAAAAATCAGCAGATTTTTAACTCTGTCATAAAGCATTACATCTTCATAATCATATTTCTCCGTCTTGTAGGAATAGGAAATTGCAATAAGATTTTGCTCTTCAGACGTAATATCCCTATCTCTGAAAAATTCACCGTAATATTCTTTCTCTTCATTTCCCGGTATGTAGTTCTGGGTTGATGACATTGCAGCAAGCAGCAGCTCAGTATCGACGATATCAGTATAATTTGCACCACCAGAAGAAGATATTTCATTAAACCACATGGCTGAAAAATGCTCTTTTTTATATTGCCCAAAGTCTTTGCATGCTCTCATAACTTCATCGGCTATTACACAAAGATTTTCAGCATCATACTTGATCCTCCCTATAGCGCCCCCCTTGCCGCTCAGACTTTCATATGCATATTCTTCATCTGTCCTAAGCCATCTTGACTTATATATTTTATTATTTTTATAAATAATGCTGATGGTATAGTCATTATCAAAATGAGAATCATATGACACAGCATTGCTTAGGCTCTGAATTCCATAATAAATTGCCTCTAATTCATCGCTGCCCTCCTCTAACTTCAGAGATCTGCTTTTTCCTGTACCGCGGTTGGCATCACCCACCATCAGCCGTTCCTTTGTGGAAATATCAATCTCTGTTGGCAAGTATATACTGTCGGTCTTCAACTCCTCTATGGGGTTTTTAAGCTGTTGGCTTATATATGTAGTTTGCACAAAGAACGCAATACCGATTAAAGCCACAACTGCAGTTGCTGCGCCCAGCAACCTTTTTACAGCGCTTATTCCTTTTTTATCCCATATCATATATGCACACAGTCCTCCTGCTGCTCCAGTAACTAAGCACACAGCATCGGGATAATGGTCAGGAATGAAAATGTCCGGCACAACCGGACTGAATATCAGCAGGAAGCGATATATTGGAACTTCGAGTTTTCTCCTGAATATAAACATTATGAGAATCCCAGCAATCGCTGCAAATATCATATCTCGATTAAATTTATTAAAATATGTTTTAAGCTTATTCAT